CGCCCTGTAATTGGGGGACAGATGCGACTTGTCGAGATCGAACCGGGGCGATTTCGTTTTGTGAGGCCGACACTGCCGCCGGCGCGATCGGCGCTGCCGTGTCCGAACGTCATTAGCGATGAAATGCCGCCGGCCGAGCAAGTCGATGGCCGGTTCTACACCAGCAAGTCAGCCTTCCGTGCGGTGGGGCGCGCCAATGGGCTGACCGAGGTGGGCACCGAGAAGATCAAGCCCAAGACCAGATCTACCAATACCGCGAAAACGAAAGAAGAGCGCCGTCACGCGCTGCGGAGGGCCGTCGAACGCTACCGGGCCGGGGACCGAGCCGGTAGACGATAGGAGCCTCCATGTCTGACGTGACAGTAGCACCCGATGCCTCGCCGGCACCGGCAGCACCCTCCCCTGCGCCATCCAACGAGGCGGTGGTCAACACCACCCCTACCCAGACACCAACGCCGATCGGCAGTCAGGCCCCCGAGAAGGCGCCCGGCGATCGGCGTGACGCCATCCAGAAGGCGTTCGAGCGGGCCAGCAACCCGGCGAAGGCCAAGGAGGACCGGGAAAAGCAGCAGGCCAAGAAGCCTGCCGAGCGGGAGAAGCCCGGCCCAGGCCACAACCAGCCGCCGGAAGAGACGAAGAAGGAGGAGCTGAACCTCAAGAAGGCGCCGCCAAAGGGCGAGCAGCCGAGGGAGAACGGGCGCTTCGTCAGGGCCGCCGAAACTCCAGGGCAGCAACAAGGACAGCCAGGGCAGCCAGGAACACAGCCACAAGGCCAACAAACAGCTCGTCAGGCGGAAGCCGCACGACTGCCAGAAACAGCTCCATACCGCGACCCTCCCCCGCGCATGGCGGAACACGCTAAGGGCGAATGGGCCACCACGCCAGAGCGGGTGCGTGGTGAGTTTCACCGGCTGGCGCAGGAAACGGAGGGCATGCACAAGGCCTACCGGGCCGACTACGAGACGATGGAGACGATCCGGCCCTACCATGAGCTGGCGCAGCAGCACGGCACTACACTCGACCGGGCGCTGAACAACTACACCTCGATGGAGAGGAAGCTCCGCAGTGATCCTGTTGGCGGCCTCGATGTCATCGTCAACAATCTAAACCTTCGTACTAGTGACGGGCAGAAGATCACGCTGCGTGACGTGGCCTACCACGTCCTGTCGCAGTCGCCCGAGCAGCTCAAGCAGATCCAGCAGGGCAACCAGCAGCAGGCGGCCTCACATCAAATTGGGGCGCTCCATGAGGAAGTGGTGGGCTTGAAAAACGCTCTCCACCAGATGCATACTCAGCAGCAGTTCAGTTACACCCGGTCCGAGGTCGATCAGTTCGCTGACGCTCATCCGAGGTTTGATGAACTAGGGGTAGCGATCCACCGCGAAATCAATTTGGGCTTCTCGCTTGAGGAAGCCTACCAGCGCGCTGACAAGCTATACCCGTCCCATGCGGCTCAGACCCGCACCCAACCGGCTCAGACCCGGACGAGTGACAAGTCGATATCTGGCGCACCCGAGAGCAGCCCCTCAAACGGGCCGGCAACGCGCAAGAAATCGGAGAAACCTGTCGAACGTCGCGATGCCATCAACAACGCCATACGGCGTGTGAATGGCGGTCTGTAACTATTAAAACCGGAGGGGCAGATGCCCAATATCGTCAGCGGTAACAACACCAGCACCTATCAACAGATCCTGTCGATGGCGCTGGAAGAGCGATCCTCGAGCTATCAGGATCTCGTCAGCAACAACAACGCGCTGCTCGCCGTGCTTCGTCGCAAGGGCGCGTGGCAAACTTATTCCGGCCCACGCATCAGGCAGACGCTGCAGATCGGCAAGCAAGTCGCGCAGTGGTACAGCGGCTACGACCAGTTGCTCAACCCTGCAATCGATCTGTTTAACGATGCGTACTTCGACCCCAAGATGGTGGTCGTTCCCGTCATCCTGTCGATGCAGGAGATCCTAAACAACCAGGGCGAAAATCAGCTCATGGATGTTTACGACAGCTATATCGGGGCAGCCGAGCGTTCCCTCGAGGACACAATGGACGCCGCCTTGTACGGCGACGGCACCGCCAACAACGGCAAGGCGCTCACTGGCCTCGCCACCGCCATCCCGATTGTTACTAACAGCGGCACCTACGGCGGCATCGATCGTAGCTCTGCAGTTATTTGGCAGACCAAGACTTACGACGCGCACTCGTTCATGGCGGGCAGCACGCAAGTCAACTCCACTACGGTCAGGCCGATGCTCAACTACATCATGAATAAACAATCACGCGGTAAGGACCACGCTGACTTGATTATCATGTCACCGGAGCATTACGCCGCCTACGACGCCGCGACGTTGGTTATCCAGCGCCAGAGCAACGAGACATCGATGGGCAAGCTCGGCTTCTCTTCCCTCGAGTATATCGGAGGAGGCAAGCGTGCCGAGATTGTTCTCGACGGTGGCATTGGCAGCAACATGCCGCCGAACACTTCGTTTGGCATCGACACCGACAGTCTGAAGATCCGTTATCACCCCGACAGAAACTTCGACAAGATCTTCGACGGTGATGGTCAGATGCCAATAGACAAGGACGCCATAGCTCAATTTATCGGCTGGATGGGCGAGCTCACAATGACAAACCCGATGTTCAACTGGCGCCTGTATGACAGCGTGCCCGGATCGTAATTCGGTGGCGTGACGCGACCACCGAGTAGAGGAGCCGCCGCTCGTTAGCCAATCCTACCCAGGAGCGGAAGTCCCCCAAGACGAAAACGGGCGGCGGTTCTGAATTTGTGAGGCAACAGGAGTAAACCAATGTCGCTTTCCCCCCGCACTGACGCATCAATCGTCGCTACGTTCCGCAATCACGCCGTCAAGAACGACGCCGCCACCGCCAAGCACGGCCGGCTGATCTACGACGACATGGAGGTATGCGACATTCGCTTTGCCGGCTCGCGTGCCATGTCTACGTTCCCCGCCATTGCACTGTCGCACTGGAGCGTCGACCCCGAGACTGGCGACCAAGTGCCGGTGACCTACGCCGAGCGATTTCAACGGCAGTACCAACAATTCAAGTCAGCGTCGAACCAGACCAAGTCCGGCACGCCGCTGCAGTACGTCCCGTTCCTGACCGAGGGCAAGCGCGCCGAGCTGCGTGCGCTCAACATCTACACGGTGGAGGCGCTCGCCTCGATCGACGGCCAGGAGCTGAAGAACCTGGGCCAGTACGGCCGCGACCTGAAGAACAAGGCGCTCGAGTTCATGCAGCAGGGCGAGACGCACGCGCCCAGCACGCAGCTCCAGGCCGAGCTGGACGCACTGAAAGCACGCAATGCCGTGCTGGAGGAGGACAGCAAGGCGCTCAAGAGCATTGCCGACAACCAGCCGGCGACCGAGGCCGAGCGTCAGTTTGAGAACATGGACCTCGACCAGCTCCGCGAGTTTATCACCACCGCCACCGGCCACGCGCCGCACGGCTCGATGACACGCAAGACGCTGGTGCGAATGGCGGCAGAGGCACAGAAAAGGGCGGCCTGATGAGCCTGCTGACGGTTGTGCAAGATGTTTGTCTCAATGTCGGTGTGCAGTATCCGGCATCCGTGTTCTCAAACATCGCCACCAACCGGACGATGCAGGAGATGCTGGCGCACGCCAACGAGATGGCGCAGCGGGTGGCGCACGACACCCGCGAGTGGACAAAGCTGAAGGCCACGGCATCGTTCGTTGGCGACGGCGTTAAGACAGCCTTCACCCTGCCGGCCAACTACCAGCGCATGCTGTTGTCCAGCAATGTCTGGCACTCGACCACGCCGATGGCGCCGATGCGGTTCGTGCCGGACACCGACGAGTGGATGCAGCGGCGCGCCAGGAGCCTGTCGGACTCCCGCAGTGAGTGGACGATGTACGGCGGCCAGATGCATATCTGGCCGGCCCTGGCGGTCGGCAGCACGGCTTACTTCACCTACCTCGACAAGAATTGCATCGAGCTGTCGAGTGGCGGCCGCGGCGATCGCTTCCTCAGTGATGCCGACAACTTCGCACTCGACGATCGCTTGTTAAAATTAGGAATGATTTGGCAGTGGAAGGCATCGAAGGGTGCGCCCTACGGCGAGGATATGGGCAACTACGGCGATGCACTGGCGACCACGTCAGGCGCCGACAAGCCGGCGCCGATCATTGTTGGCCATCTGCCGCTCACGGGTAACATCACCACTGCCTTGCCGTGGTCGATCCCATGAGCATCCACCAGTCATTCCGACGCCAGCCGGTGCCGCCGCAAGTCTCGCAGAAGCATCAGGCCATTACTCTGCCGGCGCCAAGCCTTGGCATGATGGACAGCGACAACCTCGCCTACATGAAGCCCGGCAGCGCCGCGGTTCTCGACAACTGGGTGCCGACGCTGCGCGGCATCAAGCTGCGCGGCGGCTACATCCGCTACTGCGATCTGCATGCGCTCGACACGACAGTGCCGCCGGTGCCGTCGACGCTGCGGCTGCCGGTGATTTCGGCTTTTGATTATGTAGACAACAGTGTGTCGCGCATATTCGCCGCCAATGCCAACAAG